TTTCGATATGATGGAGAATATCGGAACGCGGGATAGACAGATTACAGTTGCGGGCACGTATTACCGGCACGATGATCCGCTTGTTTACATAAAAAACAAAATCGATCCGCTCACAGGGCTCCCACTTTTTACGGAGCGCAAAAAACCTGCGACTACCGATGGAACGTTCGATGGTCCTGCAGCATTCTTGCCGGAAAAAGCGCTAGCCAAAAAGCGTGCCGGCCGAAGATATTTCTTTTTCTGTCAGCAATTACTAGATCCCACACCACGAGGATTAGAGAAACTGAATCGCGACGATCTGCGCATAGTAAAGCGCGGACAGCTCCCCACCAATCTCTATAGGTTTATGTTGATTGATGGCGCGGGCGACGTAGGTAGACGCGTTGATAGGAAAGCCGATGCGTGGGCGATGATGGTTGTGGGGGTTGAGCCGTATCGGGATGACCAGGGTACGAGCCGTATCTATATTCTAGACTTGCTTATCCGGGAGATGAGTCTAGTCGAGGCTCAGAAAGAAGCGGTGGAGATGTACTGTAGGAATGGAAGGATTTTAAAACTTGGTATCGAGAAAGTGGCGATGTCGACCACGGAGATTCATATTTGTGCTGCATTACGGGCGAAGAATCGGCATTTGTCTGTGGAGAGGGGGAATTTACAGATTTTAAAGCCGGGTGGGCGGAGTAAGCAGTACCGTATAGAATCTGGGCTGTCATGGCCGCTACAAAATGGCAAGATACACGTACTTGATACGGTAGAGATGGAGAGTCGGGTACGACTGCAGACGGAAATGGAGAAGTTCCCGGCGTACCACGACGACGGCTTGGATGCTTTGAGTTATGTGTACGACATGATTAAAGACTATCGATTTGGGGAGCAGCCCAAGGAAGAAAAGCCGGAATCTGCGTATGATGCTGCGTTTCGTAAGTCTCGAGAGCGGGGAAGTGGGAAGGGTTGGATAGCGGTTTAGGGAAACTATGCAAGATTTACGGATAACGACCCCTGGCCCTGATGGACATACCCATATTGTCTATATAAACACGGAAAGCGGTGCGGCTGGCATGAGTCCAGCGGCTGATGGGCATGTTCATGACGTAATTTATGACCCTCCGAGAGACCCGGTAGAGCCGACCGAAGCTGTCCCGCCGCAGATTGATCCGATGACTGGAATGCCAGTAATCAACCCCGAAACCGGGCAACCGGACATGGGGCAGCCTGCCAATCCGGGCGACCCTGGGAAGGAAGTGGGAACGTGGATCGTAAGACCTGCCGCTACGGGCGGACAATCCCAAATAGATGAAGTACAAGCGCCTGTACTACCTACTCAACCAATGGGCGAAATGCACGAGCATGAATTGCTTGAGTACGTAGCAAAACCGAAGAAAACTAAAGAGTCGGACAAGGATATTCTAGCGGACTGCATGAGTCTGTGGAGAGAAGCGCTAGAACTTACGAGCGAATCCCGAAAGAAGGGTAGAGAGTCTGAAGATTTCTATGCTGGTAAGCAGTGGGACGATGATACTTCCCGGTGGTTGAATAAACTAGACCGCGCAGCGCTTACGATTAATGAAATCGCTAGCAACATTGATACTCTGATTGGGTATCAGATGGAGCAGAGGACAGACTTGAAGTTTCTACCGCAAGAGAGTGGAGATCAACGTGTCGGCGACATGTTGAATATTGCGAGTAAGAAGATACTTGATGCGTGTTATTTCCAGCGAGAAGAGAGCAAGGTTTTCAAAGATATTTGCATCACCGGGTTTGGTGATTTCAATATGTACATGAGCTTTACGGACAATATCCAAGGGGACGTAAAGGTAGAGAGGTTTCAGTGGGACGATGCGGTGTATGGACCGCACGAGAAGGAGGATTTGTCCGACTGCGAGTACGGCGTTAAAAGCCGCATGCAAAGCATTGCAAAACTCAAGCAATGGTTTGGGAAAAAGGCGAATGAGATTGAAGCTTCGTACAAATCCTACTGTGGGCAGTATCCCGACATAGAAGATAATAAAACCGGGGTTTCCGGGACGCATATGGATTATCGTGCGGCTAAAAAGCTGGATGATGTGCCGTATACGGTGGATGGGACGTTTCCGCTTGTGGATGTGCAGCGAAAGCAGTTTCGATTGGCACAGGTAACACGCAAGACCTACAAGGAAGTTACGGTAATTTTCAATCAAGACGAGAATTTCTTTTTTACGGCGTACGATTGGAAAGAAGAGGATATTGCTAAAGCAAGTTCCATTCCGGGATTTCAAGTAATTAGTCAGATGAAAACTCGTATGCGAATTACGAAGTTTTGCGGGAACGTGATTTTGTCTGATGAGAATCCTGCGGATTTACCGGTTCATGATTTCTATTCCGTGCCTGTTTACGCCTATCGTCAGAATGGGGAATTCTGGGGGAAAGTTGAGGCAGCGAAAGACCCACAGCGCGAATTAAACAAACGTCGTAGCCAGATAATGGATACGATGAATCGCTTAGGTGCGAGTGTCTACTACACGGAGCCCGATACTTTCACGAATTCTCAAGAGAAAGAAAAGTTCAAAAAGAATCGCAGTAAGCCCGGTAGTATGTTTGAGGTTAACGATTTAAATCGTAAGCCTGTACTTGAGAGCGGTGCTGATGTTCCCGTTGCGCTTGTAAACATTATGCAGATGGATCAGGAGAATCTGCAGCGCTTGATGAATGTAGTTGTCGCTCCGGGTGGGGCGAATGAATCGGGGGCGCTGTTTCTTGAGAGGAAAAAAGGCCGCCTAACGGGAAATCAGTTTCTGTTTGATAATTTGTCGTTTGCAAAGCAGAAGATCGGGAAATTGCTATTGGGATTGATTCAGCGCTACTACCCGCCTGAAAGATTGTTACGACTTTTGAATTCTCAGTACTCCAAGCAGAAGTTTGAGATTGGTGGAGAGGATTTTTCTCAATTTTCGGAAGATGAGGTTATAGAGATGCTCGAGAACGCTGATTTGCTCGAGTATGACGTTATTGTTTCTGAGAGTTCGTTTGCGCCAAGTACGAGACTTGGAATTGCGATGACATTGTTCGATTTGATGGAGAAGGGCGCGGCGGTTCCTCCAGAATTACCGCTCGAGTTCATCGATATGCCAAACGATACCCGAATGCGAATTACGCAAGGGTTACAGCAACAAGCACAACAATCTGCACAATCTGCCACTGAAACGAGTAATAGTGAAATAACAAAGACGCTGATCGCTAAGGGGCAGTACACAGTTGCGCCTGAAAAGGCTCAAGAATTGGGGCTTGTACCGGTCCAAGGTGAAAACCCCTTGGCAAATGGGACACAAGACCCTAATAATGTACAAGACGAGAATTCCCAGGCTACCGCTTACGCTAACGACCTCGCTAGCGCACTCGCTGGGTAAAAGGAAAAATAATGCCACCAACACCAGAAGACCAAGAGCACGCACAGTCTCCAGACGCCAATGAACCAGAGATGGTAGAGCTTCATGAAGCAGATTTGGAAAGTCTCGATGCTGCAATAGCGAATGCTCAAGCCGAAGAGGCAAACGCTGGCGAAGTCGAAGAAGTTGAACCAGAACAACAACAACCGCCATCCGCAGAGGTGGCACCTGTCGCAGCCCCATCCGCTATTCCTTCGAATCCTGCTCAGGCAGCAAAAGCGCCTCCGAGCCAGGAAGACATTCAGAGGATTACTGCCGAAAACGAGCGACTAAAAAAGCAAAACGAATCGAAGGAACTCTTTATTCAGCATCGCGGAAATGAGTTAGGAAAACTCAAAGCGGATAATGCGGAGCTTACGCGCCGGTTAACTGCAGCGAGGGATCAACTTGCTTCTGGGCTAGAAGATAGATTTGCAGAAAATCCCGTTCAAGCTAGTAACGATCGGGACAAGATAAAAGAGATCGACGAACAGATTACGGCAGTAACCGAACAAGAAAGAAGCGCTGGCAAGATTGTTGAAGCTCAGACTCTGTTTCTACGACACATAGATACAGAGAAAGTAAGCGTCGATGATTTGGCCGAAGTTTTACGCTCTGACGGAATCCCTGAAGAATACATCCCGCACTTTAAAGCTAACCCCTGGACGTTTACGACTCCAGAGGCGTTAGTGCAAATGGGCAAGCGGGCAATGGATAAGAAGGGGTTTTTGGAAGCGGATAACGACCGAAGACTTCTTGCTAGGCACGTACTGCATTTGAATTCTGAGATTGAAAAGCTCAAAGGGAAACCTAGGGCTGTAATGTCTCAAGTACAGCGTAATTTGAATCAACCTCAAGCAGTAACTTCTGCGAGCACTTCTACACCGAGAGCAGCGAGAGATTTAGACCCAACACGGATGACGACCGCAGAACTAGACGCCGCACTAAAAGGTGCGATGCGTAATTAGTCGCGGTTCTGAGTAAAGGGTTCCTTTAAGCAAAATTTAAAGGAACCATGAAAACAACTTTTAGTACATCTAATGCATTAACCAAAAAGCTCTGGGAAGAGCGGCTGTTCCGTGATGTTGAAATAGAATCCTATTTCGTATCGCGGTTTATGTCTGAAAACGATAACAACATCGTCCAGGTTCAGACGGAGCTTACAAAATCACAGGGCGACCAAGTAACTTTCGGTATTGTTCCAAACCTCACCGGCGACGGTGTTGTTTCTGGGCAGATACTTGAAGGAAACGAGGAAGGTCTTGGATCGTATGATTATTCCATTATCCTTGAGCAATACCGACACGGTACTCGCACCAAGGGAAAAATGGATGTTCAGCGAGCAATGTTCAGTATCCCCGACGTTTCTCGAGCAAAGCTTAAGATCTGGGGCGCTGAGAAGATTGATAAGCTTCTCGTTGCTGCACTTTTAGCTTCTCCAACCAAGATTCTTTATCGTGATGGCGTTGCGGGAGTTCCTAGCGGAACTTCTTCTAGCGCTACTGCGAAAGCTGCTCTTACCGCTGCAAATTCTAAGATTACACCGAATTTCATTTCGGCTCTTAGAGTTTGGGCAAAGACTGGTGGATCTGGTCAGACTTACCGCATTCGTCCTGTAAAAATGGACGGCCAAGAGTACTATGTTCTTTTGGTAAATCCTGCGGTGATGTACGACCTTCGAATTGACTCTACATTCCAGCAAGCAATGAAAGACGCTCAAGAACGCGGTAAAGACAACCCGTTGTTCCGTGGCGCTGTAGCTGTTTGGGATAACGTAGTCATTCACGAGACAGAGAGAATTCCTCTATTTACGGATGGTGGTGGAGCTTCTGTAACGGGTGCTTTCGGTGCGTTGATGGGAGCTCAGTCTCTTGTTTGGGCATGGGGCGAGCGTCCTACTACGGTACAAGACACGTTCGACTATGAGAATGAAATGGGCTGGGCTTGGGAAATGATGGCGAAAGCTGGCAAGCCTAAGTTCAATTCGAAAGATTACGGAACTGTCGGGGTTGTATTCTCGGCAACTAACGTAACCACGATCTAGTCAGTGGCCCCCTAAGACGGGGCCTTTAATAATTTTAGGAGATTTCACAAATGGCCGTTACTTACGTTTCAACTAAAGCGGGAGTTGGTACGCAACCTCGCATAGATCTTCACGATGATACTTTGTATTGCGAATTCGATATCGCAGCTGCAGTAGCTACTGCAGCAAATGGCGGTGGTGGTGCTGGCGGAACTGCGTTTGTACTAAACGATGTTGTACAGATGGTTAAGGTTCAGGCCGGAACTATCATCACATCCGTTTATTTGTCGGTAGATTCGCTCGATACCTCAACCGGTATTGTTACAGCGGTTGGAGACGGTAGCGATGATGACCGTTTCTTGAGTGGCTTAACGATTGGTCGATCTTCTGCGGCTGGTGCTTCTGGTGCAATGGCTCATACGGGACATTTGTATCAGTACACTGCAGATGACACGATTGATTTTAAGGTTACAACGGCAGCAAGCGGGACAGCTGCAGTAACTGGTAAGATCCGATTGTCGGTTAGAGTTACTCCTCAACAGTAAACAGGAGGGGGGTCGAAAGACCCCCTTTTATTAATGGCATTAACTGATTTTGATTACATAGCGACCCGAAACGAAATCATCGAAGGGGCGATGCGCATAGTAGGTGCGCTCGAGATTGGGCAGCCATTAAGCGCTGATTTATTAGATCAAGGCGTAAGGGCTCTACAGCAATTAGTTAAAAGCTGGAGTAACGAGCATTTATTCTTGTGGAGTTTGGACGCGCTCACGTTTAATACGGTTGCGGATCAAACAGCATATGCCGCATCTCTTTACGCTCCAATAATTGGCGTTGAAAAGGCTTTTGTAGTGGAAGATAACGACGACATAGAGCTCGAAGTTGTTAGTTGGAGCCGCTATCAAGATATCGTCGATAAAGAAGAAAACACAGGCAGACCAAGACTAGTGGCATATAAACCAACTCCAGCTCCTAGTCTTTATTTGTGGCCTACTCCGGATGCGATCTACGAGATAAAAACTCTTTGCATTGTTCCGTTACAAGACTTCGATGATGCCGATGGGACAGGAAATATTCCCGTTAGATTTCAGAGAGCGTTGAAATATGGATTAGCGGAAGATTTGTTTGATGAATATCCTGGTCCAATGAATGAAAGGCAGTTCATAAAGCAGAAAGCTTTCGAGCTTTTCATGAAAGCTAAAAATACAGATATGCCAGTAGAAACAACAAACGAAGTTGAAGGATTATTTAGATGAGTATCAGCATCGTTGAATTTCTACTTTCTGGATTTACGGATAATTCAGGCAACCCACTTGCGGGGGGTAAGGTATTTACGTACGCAGCTGGTACTACTACCGATAAAGCTACTTACACGGACAGCCTTGGTCTTACTCCGGCAACTAATCCGGTAATTTTAGACTCGAATGGTCGTAAACAAATTTACGCGAACGGTTCTTATAAGTTTGTCGTAAAAACATCTGCTGACGCGACTCTTTATACGTTTGATAATTTAAGTTTTGGATCAGATGCTGCAGCTGCGACTTTTCTTGGTACTACAACAGGATCTACAAATACTTACGTAGCTGCGCCAAGCCCTGCGATTTCATCTTATGTTGATGGTGCAACGTTTATTTTCCAAGCTCATCAAATTAATACGGGTGCTGCGACACTAAATATAAGTAGTCTTGGTGCAAAGTCGATTTCTGGAATTGCTGGGCAACTTACAACAGGGTTTACGTACCTTGTTAGATACAAATCTTCGACAGATTCTTTCTCGATTATAAATCCAGATCCTGGATATGCAACAACCCCAGCGGAAATGACAGCTCTTAGTACAGCAGGCGCTGAGATAGTCATTCGGCAAGCTGTCACGATGACGGGAAATCTAACGCTTGCGGTCCCGCTACGAATCGAGAAGGGCGGTAGTATTGTTACGACTGGTTATACTCTTACGGTTAGCGGATCGTTTGATGCAGGGTTGTATCAGGTATTTTCGGGGTCTGGCGCTGTAGTTTTTGGGAAATCGATTGACGAAATTCGTCCAGAGTGGTTTGGCGCACTGGGAGATGGAACTACCGATGATACTACCGCAATTCAGTACGCGGTGAATTCAGCAAACGCAAGTCAGTGCGCGACAGTTAGATTATCCTCTAAAGTTTACGGAGTAGGATCTTCAGTTGTTCCTAAGGATAATGTTGTAATTGTTGGGCAATCTGGAAGATTGTCAAAATTTAAAGCATTAGGCACAACGACTTATTCAATATTTCAATTAACAACAGGGACACTCGATAATTTTCAACTTTATAGAGTTGGTTTTGACGGTTCGGTAAATTATCCCGCAAACAGCGATACGTATCAGTTTGATGCAGGGCTAAAACTGAATCTGGGGCTTTATTTAGCGTGCCAAGCAACTAACATTAGTGTTAAGGAATGTTACTTTTTTAAATTAAGCGCTGGTGGCGTTAGAATTATTGGCGAGAACTCTGCCGATATTGAGCTTTGTGATAATGATCTTAATTACGGATCTTATTCCGGTAAGGCTCTTTCGGTAGCTGCAGGCGGCTCTAGTTATACTGCGACAACGGTGCCCGCTAGAATAAAAATAACCGGTAACAAAATAAATATTTGTGGCCCTCAGTACCACAAAGATCCAAGTAAGCCGGATTACACCGCGTCGACAGATGGTATAGAGGTAGATGCGACAAGAGAAGTTATTATTGCTAACAATACAGTTATAAATACTGGTGGCGTTGGAATTAGAGTTGAGGAGACTTTTAGAGCTTCTGTAACTGGTAACACGGTCGTGAGCCCTGGTTCGATAGGAATTGAATTTTACAATCTATCTTATGATTGTACTTGTGTAGGAAACACGATTGTAAACTGGGGTGCGATTCCTTTTGCTTATGCAATGAGGGATTATGGCGGGACGTACGTAATTGCAAGAGAATTTCCGGATGCTGTGGATGCTCCGTTACCAGCAGATCCAACAGCTTCGACATGGTTTGACACATGGCCGTATTCAACTACAAACATCACGCTAGGAAGTGTAATCGCTTATAGCGATACTGATTACTATACCTCGGGACCGCTCGGGATCCTGCCATTTCGGGGATTCTCCGCGATTGGGGTAGACGGGCTTTCTTACGATATCGCGGTTAGTGGAAATACTTGCATTGGGGATACTTCGAGCTCGGGCGGTGGTTTTACGTACGCCAATGATTTTGGATTCACGATTGTACATCCAACAAATAGCGCATCAAACGTAGGTGGCGAAAACTGCACTATTACGGGAAATGTTTTTAAGAATTGCCACATAGCTGAAATATATCACCCTGAATATCACGATTTAATTAACACCAATGGTCTAGCGCCAATTGCTCATTACGCCGCAAACATTGCAGCGACAGCGAACGTTCAACTCCCGGATTTACTATTGAAACCTGGGATGTCTGTTATCCAGAAGAACCACCAAGCGGGAACGGGGCTACTAGCTGTGAATGCTGGATCGACTGGGGCAAGCACGTATGCCGGTCTCGATATGTCGATTGTCGATGCTCAGACAGTTCATTCTTATTTGAGAGTGGTAAGAAACGGTGGGACATCGCCGATTCAGTTAAATTCTAACGTAGGGAACAAAATAGAGATCGGAGTAAATCAAGAAAACGTCCTTGATATCGATAGCCTCTATAATGTGACGCTGGGTCGACAAGTAGCACTCGCTACCAACGCAACTGATGGTTTTGCCTACATACCTACCTGCGCAGGTACCCCAACGGGAGCCCCGACAGCAAAGACGGGGAAAGTTGCGATGATAGTAGATACAACCAATCACAGACTATATTTCTATTCAGGTGGTTCCTGGAGGAATGCAGGCCCATAGTATGCCGACAGTTCCAATACCACTATTTACAAGTAGCTATAAAAACATAGATCAATCAGTTCTAACGGATGACGCTGCTATTCAGTATAACGGGTTTATTGATGCTCGTACGGGCTTAAATATCCGTCCGGGGGAAGTTCTCGCTTTTAATTCTGCGGCGAGAAGTGACGGTATGTTTCTGTGGCCGGATAAGAATCTAATCGTGTGCGTAGAAAACGGATCTGTTTCTTTACGGACTGTATCGGGGGAAACGCTAGTCAGTACTCACGCCTCTAATCCCGTAACGTTTATACCTGGCAATCCAGTTATATTTTGCAACGATAGTACGTATGTATTTATGGCGGGTGGTGGGAAAATAAATTACGTCGATAGCGTCGGTGTGGTTACTGAAATCATAGACCCACAAGCCCCCACTACAGTTACTCACGTTGCGTTTCTTGATAGCTATATTCTCGCAATTGATGGCACGGGGAAATTCTTTTGGGCTGATTTTAATGCTGGCACAAGTTGGGCGGCTTTGAGTTTCGCGTCTGCAGAAGCTAACCCGGATAACATCCAAGCGATGCACGTTGTTCAGCGGCAAATATATTTCTTGGGTACAGTTTCTACTGAAATATGGGAGAACGATGGCGACTCTCCGTTTAGTAGAATTCCTGGCGGATTAATAGAAATGGGCTGTATTGCAAAATATAGTGTGATTAAACGGGATAATTCTCTAATCTGGCTTAATCATAGAAGGCAGTTCGTAGAGTTTACGGGAACTGACGTAAAGCTTTTAGCTTCTAGTTACGACAAAGAGATCGCAAATTTTGATATCGTTTCTGATTGTATTGGAACTCTTATTACCAAAGACGGACAAGAGTTTTATGTTTTTAATTTCTTATCCGAACAAAAGACCATTGTTTATAACCCTGCGCTAGAGGACTGGTCGGAGTGGGGGAACTGGGATTCTTCCGGAATGAATTGGTTGCCGTATGATATTCGCTCGGCAGTTTATGATCTTAATTCTGGAAAAACATTTATAGGCAAAGAAGCTGCAAACGTTGTTGCCTGCCTTAGCTCTGATTCTACCGTAGATTTAACAGGCGCGAGTACTACAAGACCATTTAAGTTTTTACGGCGTACCGGCCATATTGATAATGGAACGTCCAAAAAGAAGCGGCTTGAGCAATTAAGATTTCGAGCAAAGCGTGGCGCAGACACTGGCGTAACTTCTCCAAAGTTAATGTTTCGATATCGCAATAACGGATCCACTCAGTGGTCGAACATTGTAGAAATCAATCTTGGTGATGTTGGTGAGACGGCCCATCATATTAAGCTTCATAGACTTGGGATCTACGAATCAAGACAGTTTGAAATATCTGCGACCGATAATGTGCCGATAGTCCTATCTAATGCTGAAGCGGATATTACGGTGCTTCGATGATAAAACTATCGAGACCACCAAAGGATTTGGCATCGTTTCTTGGTCGAAAGTGGCTTGAGTCGCTCATTCTTCAGAATCAAGATATTAGTAGCGTTCTTGAATTGCCGTTCATTTTGCTATTGGCGGACCCTGCACTACCAAATTCTAGAACCATAGCGGTTTCTTCTAATTTAACCCTTACTGATGGTGGTGCCGGTAGCTCTATCACGTTGAATCTAAGTGATACGGGGATTGCTGCAGGTACCTATAACAGCATTACAATCGATGCGAAGGGGCGCGCAACGGCTGGCACTGTCGTAGTGGCGTATACAGACGAGGATGCACAAGACGCCGTCGGCGACATGATTGATGCGACGTTAGTTTATAACGACGCAACACCTTCACTTGGTATTAATCTTTCAAATGCAAATACGTGGGTAGCCGATCAGTCTGTGCCTGATGAAGTTTACGGAGTTAGTTGGAACGGGAGTATGGAAGTTCCAACGAAAAACGCTCTGTATGACAAGATAGAAACTATTTCAGGAGGTGGCGCGTCTGCCACTGATTATACAAACTCCTTTTTGCTAGGGGGGATGTAGATGGCTACAGCACTAAAAGTTTTAGGACAGGCAGACCCTGCAGCGACTACAAATACCGATCTATATACGGTCCCTGCCTTAACAAGCGCGGTAGGGTCTTCTCTTGTAGTTGCAAATAGAAGCGGGTCGCCTACTACGTTTCGTGTTGCGGTACGTCCTGCAGGAGCTGCGATAGCAAACCAGCATTATATATATTACGACATTACCCTTCCGGGGAATGATACTTTCTCGGCCACGTTGGGTCTCACTTTAGCGACAACCGATGTCGTTACGGTTTACGCAAATGATGCTACACTTAGTTTCTCCCTTTTCGGGCAGGAGAACACCTAATGTCTCAGGGCCTAACAGGCACAACGGGCGCAACTGGGGCGATTGTTCTTTCTGGTGATGTTACTGGTTCGGGTACTAGTAGCATTACGACCGCGATCGGTTCTGGCGTTATTGTAAACGCAGATGTGAATGCTTCCGCCGCGATAGATACATCAAAGCTAAACTATTCTGTCACTACAAAAACAGGAAATTATACCGCAGCAAGCGAATCTGTAATCCTTTGCGATGCAACATCAGCTAGTTTCACTATTACATTACCTAGTGTTGCCACGGTAGGAAGGCACTATAATATTAAAAAGATTGATAGTACGGCGAATACAGTGACGCTAGATGGTAACGCCTCAGAAACCATAGACGGCGCGACAACGTTAGTTTTAGGGGCTCAGTATCAATCTGTTACTATAGTTAGTGATGGCTCAGCTTGGTGGGTGATTTAGCGTGAGTTATAAAAACGGCATAAACGCATTCGGGGTCAGCAATGTAGGTAATACCGGTGGGGCTACTGGTATTAAGAGCAATGCCTCTTTTGTAATGATTGCTTCTACAAACATTACAATTAGCCAATCTACGGGGACTAATAACATTCACTCCGTTTACTTCTCTGCAGGGGCAGGCGGCGGGGGCGGGGCTGATGGCGTAAATATTCTAGCTGCCGGAACACAAACCGCAAATACTACTGGCAGCGTTTTATTCTCTAATGCCAATGGTGTTTCGTTTGGAATGAACAACTCCAGCGTAATCACTGCGACAGTGCAGACTAATTACCTTACAACCGCGAGAGCTTCAAACGATGCGGTAGGGCTCAACACTGCTCAGACCAATGTTACATGGACAGTGAATTCTGCTGGAATATCTCTTAATGCTGGTGGGTATCTAACTACAGCACGAGCATCAAACGATGCAATCGGATTGGCTACGGCACAGACTAACGTCACTTGGACTGTGAATAGTGCGGGGCTGTCACTTAATGCGGGTGCGTACCTAACATCTCAATCAGCACAGACACAAAATGTGGCAGTTCCTGCCGCTAGCAACACAACATACACGAGCGGAACTGTTGTGTTTACGGGCTCGAATAATATCACTGTCAGTTACAACGGGCAGACCATTCAAATTAGCGGGCCTACGACAGCAGCGCAGACAAACCAAACTCTCGGACTGTACGCAGTTAGCAACACGACTCTGAGTACTAGCGGCACCGTCGATGCGCGGACTCTGTCATTTCAGGGAGCGGGTATTGCATCGGTGGGAGTCAGTAACGGTTCAGTAGTCATTTCAGTGCCATCTGGAGGCGGTGGTGGCGATGGTTACAACATCCTTGCGGCGGGCACTCAAACGGCAAACACCACGGGAACAGTCGTTTTTTTAAACTCTAATGGGATCACATTCGGGATGTCTGATAACTCAGTCATTACCGCATCCGTCAATGCTGGGGGTGGTGCAGCGGGTAGCATGTCCTATTACGAGCCGTATCAGTGGCTTACGGGACAAAATATGGCCGGCGGTTCGCTTCTCCTGCAACCGATTTATGTGCCTGCGAATATTGTCGCAACTCAAGGAGATATCCTAGCGCATATATCCAATAGCGCTAGCGCTGGCGGGTCGATTACCGTGCTGTTAGGGCTGTACACATACTCAGGTTCTACGGCTAATTCCGTATCAACCGCTTCGTATACGTTTGGTTATAACTCAACAGCGGCCGCAAGCAGCTATACGAATGTTTCAGGCACTAGATTTTGGAGTCAGACACTAGCAAGCTGGGATGTGACCGCAGGGCAATACCTGCAGGCCGTAATGGTCAGCTCGTCGTCGTCTGGAACATCTGGGACAATCTCCATTTTTGGACGTACCGCAAACGGACTAAACCGACCTCTATTTGCTGCGGCTGGGAGCACATTCACCAGCTGGGGGCAGGGTTATTACAATTCAACTACGGGAGCATTTCCCGCAAGTATTCACATCAGCTGTTTTGTGCAAACGGGATCGACTGCTCCTCGGCAACCATGGATTAGATTAATAGGGACCGTTTAATGGTAGCACCTCAAATCGTCGTCGAGGATTGGTCCGGACGACACAATAACAGTGATTATGCAAAGCGGCTCGAAACTGCGAGGACGTATGAGGATCTGTCGACTATCTGCATAGTTCCTACTCGTGGGCTGATTTCTGCGAAAGTCGTTCAGAACTGGATGGGGATGATGACCCCAATGAATCAGAAATTTACGCGCATGTTTGTGGTTGGTCTGGAGGTTGGCGAGGCGTATACGCAGGCAATCAACGGAATTCTACAAAGCGAAGAATTGCGCACCTGGAAATACATTCTGACCCTCGAGGAGGACAACCTAGTGCCCCCCGACGGCCTCTTAAAACTCTATGAGTCTATCAAGGATTTTGATGCGGTTGGTGCCTTGTATTGGACCAAAGGCGATGACGGTCAGCCCATGTGCTACGGCAATCCGAAAGCGGTACCTGTAAATTTCATCCCGCAAGTTCCGGCAGTTGATTCAATAACGGAATGTAACGGGCTTGGTATGGGTTTTACCCTCTTTAAAACCCAAATGTTTTTAGATGACAAATTACCCAAGCCGCTTTTTCAGACTAAACAGATTTATACGCCTGGTAAGGGCGTAGAATGCTTCACGCAAGATTTGTATTTCTTTCAACAGGCAAGAGCGCTTGGTTACAGGTTCGCCTGTGACTCACGGGTAAAAGTCGGTCACTACGACATAAACACGGATATAGTATGGTAGATGAAACTAAGCTTTTAAAACTCGATATCGCTTGCGGAGACAATAAGCGTGAAGGCTTTACGGGCGTCGACAAATACAAGACCGATTCAGTTGATATAGTCCACGATCTGACGGTCTACCCATGGCCCTTCGAAGATAACTCAGTCGATGAGATCCATTGCAGCCACTACATAGAGCACGTTGTAGACCTCTGCACGTTCTACTCTGAGATTCATCGAATTATGAAGGTTGGCGGGACTGGCACGCTTATTGCGCCATACGGGAAGAATAACCGAGCCTGGCAGGATCCAACCCATGTCCGAGCTATCGTAGAAGAGTCGTTCTTTTACCTCGATAAGAACTTTCGAACGGCCAATAAACTCACCCATTACCTAGCTGACGTGGATTTTGAGTTTTCGGTTAGTTATAGCGGCATTGACCCCGCTTGGGCTAATCGTTCGGAGGAATCTAGGGGGTTTGCTATCAAGCATTATTGGAACGTCGTTAGCGATATTCAGTGCGTTTTGAAGAAAAGATAGCGGGTTCCTTGACATCGTTTTATTAGGCACAATAGGGGCACTATGTTGAAAAGAATAATTTTTGCAATAGCACTTCTCCCGTTTATCGCGCTTGCTCAAAACGAGGGGGACAGTATCCCTCTTGGAAGTGGCGCTAGTAAAATGTTTTGCGCTGGGTCTGATGGTAAACTTCGCTTCCCTGCATGCTCTGCAACTGGTGCCTCTGTAATTTCCGGTTCAGTAAACGAAGATTCTGCCGTAACTAGTGGGCAAGCTGGTATCCTCTCATTGGCAGTTCAAAACGAAACTCAGCAGACGTTTTCGGCGACGGTTGCGGATGCCGTTAATATCGGTGCAGACCGTTTCGGCACGGTACAAATTTCTCCGCAACAATTTGGGGCCACTGCAGGATCTTTTCTATTAGGGGCTGTTAGAACCGAAGATGGGCCCATCGCAGATGGCCAAGCAACGATGCTCACTGGTTACATCACACAGGACCCGCTATCAGCAGATCAAGGTGCCGCTGGAGATGTGGCGATACCGAAAGTGGATCGTGTTGGTCGCACAATTACTACGCTAGCTGCAGCGGGAGAATCGTTTCAATCTTGTGGAACGGCAACGGCGGTAACTTCAGATGTGGCAATCAAAGCGGCAGTGGCTTCAAACAGGATGTATGTTACGGCGATCACGTGTAAGAACACTGCAGCGGCAACGGCTACAAGTTTAGACTTTAAGGATGGAACTACAGTTATTGCGGTAGGGGGAGTCTCTCAGATGGCCGCAGCTGCAGACGGGTCTTTTGTGGCGACGTTTCCTGTTCCACTAAGAGGAACAGTGAATACAGCACTTAACTTTGCAACGAATGTGGCGACGAGTTCAGTTACGTGTTGTGCCTCTGGTTATGTTTCGGTGAACTAATTAATTTTATAGAAAGGATCGTTATGAGAAAGTTACTTGGATTGATTGTAGTTTTCGGATGTTTATTTTCTGCGGTAGCTCAGGACAATATTAGTCAGGGTACCGGCATTATTGGTAATGGGCGTTTTCTTGGTGCAAAGACCGTAGATAACCAAACTACTGTCGGTGTAATCGGTGTTAATGCTTTGGGAAATACCGAAATCGGTGCCTTGTCCGGAAAAGGTGTAGAACTCCCCGCTCTTACTACTACGTTCGAAGCGGTAGCGGGTGCAGGAACAACTGTTGCGGATGCTGCAGCGCTTTCTGGAACAAAGTACGTACATCAATTAACTGGAGCTAACGGAACTGTGGGATGGAAATTTGTAACGGCTACCCCGATTCGTTCCGTACAAATTCTACTCAACACAACGGCAGGCGTTGCGAAGATTTACGGTGAATCTGGTAGCACTATAAACGGTGGATCTGTCGATGCTGCGTTTTCTGCTTTGACTGGTATCAAACCAATCATTTGCATCAAAACTGCAGCTCTTACATATATTTGCGCATAGGGAGATCTATGAGTTGGCTTTCTGATATCGCCGATGGCGTTGGAGGTTTCTGGACAGATAACAAGGACTGGATACAGCCTGTAGTTAAGGCTGGTGTCGGTGCGTTGAAACAAACCAACACCGACAACAGCCAAAGCCAATACATGCAGTATCTGCAGGAGAGAGAGAAAGCCAATTATCAAAAATCTGTTGACGAAATCAACGCCTATAATCAGATGCTAATGTCTGGCGCATTAGGCGGTGGTTCTGGCGGCGGCAGTGGAGGTTCTGGTAATGCTGCAGCGTCTGCAGCTGCAGCCCGTCAAACTGAAGCCAATCGCCGAAAAGCCGCAAAGAAAGCTAATAAGTTTTTACAAGCAAACTATAAAGATTTGCTTTCTATGTATCAGCCGTATCGACAGACAGCGGATCAGCTCCTGCCACAGATGACAAAAACTTACGAAGACTCGCTAGGACTACAGAAGAGCATGCTCGGTTTTGTGCAGAGTCCGCAGGAAGTAGCAAAACTTAACGGTTCGATCCCCGCCTGGAATGTTCAAGTCCCTTTACCTGATTACGTAAAAGGAAAGTAGTGGCGACAACTACGCTAACACCTCAGCAGAAAATGCAACTTGCGCAGTATTTGGCGCGAGTGTCTCAGCGTAGACAAAACCCCCAAGCATTCCCTACTTACGAATCTTGGCTTGCTCAACGTACCGGAGTGGGTAACCCATCCGGGCAGCCTCTTACGTATGAGCAATGGATGGCGCAAAGAGCCCAAGCGACGGGGCAGCAACCAACAACACAACAGGCACCTCAACAAAATTCCCCGATGGACACCGTTACTGACTACGGGAAGAAGAAGGGTGAAAAGTGGCTCACTGATAAGGCAGAAACTGCAATTTTAGGGGAAAGTACTCCGGGCGCGGGACTTACTGAAACGACTCAAGCGGCGTGGAATGCTCCGGGATTAGCTGCTAGCGGTGCGGCACCTGCTCTTGGGACTGCAGGAGTCACCACGGCAGCTAGTGCCGCGATGGTCCCAACCGTAGCGGGGGGAGTTGCTACTATCCCAGCCGGGGCGGCAATCCCTGCCGGTTGGGTTGGTGTAGGGTCTGCGGCTAGTGGCGGGACTATTGTTGCGCCTACAGCATCTGCGGCGGCTGGCGGTGCTGGTACAGCTGGCGGGAGTTCTATCGGAGCGGCTGCGGGAGCCGCATGGCCAATCGCTGCCGCTGCCACTGCCATTATGTCGGGCATGAATTACGCCGCAGTCAAAAAAGGCGCTAACGGTACTGGTCTTACTAAAGACGAGGTTAGAACCGTCTATGATCCATGGAAACCGGTAGCCGATAAAATCCCTGGCGTAAAGCAGTTCAACAATCTGTATTTCGGAAAGCTCGCACCGGAAAGATTTATTTTCGGTAAGCTTCTAGGATCTGGAAAACACGAAGATCAAATCTATCGTGATAGGGTTCGTAAGACGTTACGAGATAATAATTTCACAGACACCGATCATAATATCGTTTTCAATGACGGCACTAAGTTCAACATGGGCCTCGATGGCGGGTACCGAGATGCAAACGGGTTGCGTCAATTCGATGTGGGCGCAGACGCTCTACAACCTGGCAACTGGAAAGGAAACATAATTGCTAACCTAAACCCGCTTGGGAGAATCATCGGAGGGACTAGAGCAAAATCAGCAGAGGACGCCACGGGATATTTTACGAAAGCAGCCATTACGGGTCTAGATAATGAAGAAGCGGCAATGGGGCGTGTTAGAGAGCTCTACGCAAAGTCTGGCATTTCTGCAGACGATGCCCGCAAGAGCATCGATGAGATGGAAAAGCTCGGCAAAGATGCTCCCGGTGGACTAGATAAACAAACAGCAGACATTTACAGGCACAGTCTTGATGTCGTGTATGGGGGTCAGCCTCCAGCAAAACAAGGATCTTCTTCTATGATGATACCAAGAGTTCCCCCAGGGCAAACCAATGCACCAAACCCCGGTTCTAAAACTGGCTGGACGAGTTGGATGAATCAACTACCTCCCGGATCTACTCAAGGGGCTCCTAATTTTGTGGGTGGTCAAACACCACAAGGTGGGCAATGGATAGGCCCGGACGGGAAACCTGTTACGGGAATAGATCCGGGAAGGTTTACGGGTAATAAGTTTGTGCCTAATCCCGCACCAACTACCCCCGCGCCGATAATGATCCCGAAACGGTCTAGTACTAGTTCTCCCGGCATCGGACTTGATGGGCGTAGAATTTCATATGGTAGGTAATTATGGTTTTTATACCAAAACTTCCAAAGGTAAATAGATTATCGCCTGGTGTTTATCGTCGAGAGAGCGATGGGGCATTAATCCCTGGTCCTAACGCAACGCCAATTCGCGGAGCTAACAAACCACCGCGTGATTCGGTTGTTACTACTCAACCTGTAACCGATGTTGGTGGGGTAGCTCCTAACGCCTCGACCCCTGCAGTAACAAAACCTCAGTTTGTCACGTCTCAGTACGGCGCACGCATTAATGTTGCCGGGCTTAATCAGCAACAAATAGCCAAGATTACGCAGCTCGCAAATAGTAAGTATGGGACTAAAGCACAACAGCTTGCACAGACAATGCGGGGCAGAATACCGAAAGTAACTACTCCCGCAACCACGCCCGTAACCCCCGTAGAAACAGCACCCCCCGCAGTGTCGACAACCCCCGCAACTACGACCCCAGTTAATAACTCGGGAAACATGGAGACTTTGTTTCCAAGCACTAGAATGTTTGAGCCTAAAAACTACGAGGGCTCTCCGCTTTATCAGTTCCAAGTAAAGTCCGGAATGGATCAGCTAACGAAATCGTTAGCGGCTAGAGGTTTGTATAATTCCGGTAAAGCCATTCAAGACGAAATCAACATTCCACTTCAAGCTGCGGCGCAAGACACAGATAGAATGACTCGCGTAGCGTCCGAGAATGCGGACCGCCTAAAGTCGTTTCAGGATAACGAAGCGCTACGGCTTGAGCGTGCTGGAAATGCGCAGTGGGATCGACAGTTTAATCTAGCGTCTCTCATGGCTCAACAGTCTCCGTGGGCGGCATCTCTTGCGGGGCTTAATAATACTGCGGACCTCACGAAACAATCAGGCGATGCTCAAGCTAACTACTTACGAGACGCTTATAATCGTATTATAGCGTCGCCGGGCGGTGGCGGTCGGCGTGGTGGTGGAAGTGGAACGGCAGCAACTCCGATCCCAGTTCCTACCGGACCTGATTATAGCAACATCACCCCAACTCAGATCGGCGGGGATTACTCCTCGAACAAAGGCTGGTTGAATATCCTTACGGGCCTTGCTGGAAGTTTATTTTAGGGAATCACTATGGCACCTCCTAGTTATAAACCTCTCACGTCAGCCGGTGGAATTACGGGGGCTCCTGGATTGCCTGCTGAAATCTTTGCGCCTCCTGCTGATGTTTCGTTTGATGCTGTTCTGCAAATGCAAGCTCAACAGAGAGCTCAAGAGCTTGCAAATCAAAACGCAGACATTCAACGGCAAGCCAATGAGCTTGCTTTAGCCGAAAAGCAGAGAGTAGTAGAAGAAAATCGACAGTTACGAGAGGCAATCGCAAACTCTGTAACCCCTCAAGATCCATATGCTGATGGCTCTCAAGTTCCTCCTGTTCTTGGGGCCGAAGATCAGATGACGGACAAGGTTGGAGAGTTTGATCCAACCAACGCGCTAAAAACTGCACAGAGAATAGCGCTACAACAGGGCGACCTAGACACAGCGCTCAACGTACAAAAGGGGCTGAATACTTTTTCGAACTCTGCAAACAGAGTTCTTACCCCGGAAGAGATAGCGTCTCTCCAAGCTCAAGGATTAGAAGTTATTGACGGCGAAACTCTTGCCGGTGCTCGCCTCAAGATGGCGCTTAAAAATTCAAATGTATCAGTAGCTAGAAGTGATGCGGTTCAAAAACGATTTGAAGAGAACGCACCAATCAGAGATTTAAACGAAACTCTTTTAAAGCAGAAAACTACCGGGACACAAATCAGGCCCGCAACTGAAGCCCAAGTTAATAAGATTGGATCGAGCGATGCCTTCATTGCTCAGATGGATGATCTTGAATCTAGGTATATACCAAACCTATCCGAGGATAGAGGGTCGAGATTCATACAAAAAGCTGCAAACCCAAATTCCCCAGAAGCTAGACTACAAGGAGAGTTGAAACTAGCCGCGAAGCAAGCCGCGTTATCATTAGAAGACCGTGTTACTGACGCAGATTATAAGATGCTAGAAGATATTACGACCATCGGTGATCTCGATACCAACGCTACTGTAATAGATAAAATGCACCGCTTGAAAGAATTTATTAAGCGTAGGAATGCTTCTGATTTAAATGCAATGGAAGCCGGAGGATTTAATTCTGAGGGTCTAAAGGCCCGAAAGCCTTTCATGATCCCAAAGGCAGGTAGTGGCGGCGGTGTAACGGGCGGAAGTGTTCCCAGAAATCCTGACGGAAGTGTACTTTCTCGCGAACAGTTTATGCAGCTTAGGAATTCACGATAGTGGATGAATACGAGCAATATTTAGCAGACGCAGAGTACGAAGACTATTTACGGCAAGCACAAGCCGAACAGGCTTCTATAGGGCCTGTTCAACCCGATACTCAGAATATAGATCTTTCAAACGCGATTGCTCGTGGCTCTTCTGATTTCATGGCTCCAGCTAATCCACTGGGACCTGATTACAATAAGGGTTACTTAGCCAATGCGTGGGAAGGTATTAAAGAAGCTCCTGCAGCAGTCGGGCACATGGCTTCTGACGTATATAACTTTGTTAATCCTTGGGCGAATGGCGGTGCTGGTGGTCCTATTGATACCATCATGGGCGCTGGAGCTGAAAAAACCGCGCAGAACGTTGGAGGTTTTTCTTCTGGACTCGCAGGTGCTGGAGCTCTTGCCCCCATTGGGGCTGGATGGGGGTCAATGCTTGGCCCTCTTGGGGCCTTTGCTGGTGGCGCACTAGGTGGCGGTGTCGGTTTCGCTGGCGGTATGCTCGGATTTAATGCCGTGACAGATGCCGCGCAAGAGGGTGTTAATGCGGTCACTGGGCAAAACTACGGGCCGGGGCTTAGACCACTAGATCAATACGGGAAAGATTTTGCATACAATGCAGCGCAAGGAACATTGCTAGGTGGAGCAAGTGACGCAACTCTCAGAGCCGTTCAGGGAGTAAGAAACCTTCCCACTCGTGCAGGATTTACGCAGGAAGGCGCAGGCAATCGAGTTGCCGCACAAATACAACAGTTAGAACCGGAAGCTCTTCCAAGGATAGAGCAAGCTCTTGCAGAAGGTAGCGCGGATCCTTTTTTAAATTACAAACCTCTCGGCGAATTAATTGATAGTGACGTACTAAAAAACGCACAGCGTACAATAGCGCGTTCCGGTCCTGAAGCTTACGGTAAATCAGCAGAGGCTAATAGAATCCGTAATAGCGAACACCTGCAATATCTAAATGAAATCGAAAAATCCGCAGCTACCCCCGCTGATGTGCAGGCCGCAATTCAACAGGGAATTGACGCCAAGCTTGCAGCCGGTCAACGCGGATTAACTGCAGCTGAAGGAAATGTCAACGCGGCACTTGGAGATTTGCCGCTTCCTATTGATGCGCTCGAAGCTGGTAGCGCGATGCGAGAAGGTGCGAGCACTGGCAAAGATGCTATACGCGGTCAAGTTACGGCCAAGTTTGAAGGAATGGGGCAGGGTATAGTTGATACTTCTGGGGTTCAGGCAGTAGCGGGAGAGCTCCTACCAAAATACTTCAAGGATGTTGGCGCACAAGCAAGCGGAGAACTCACAGCATTAATCAAAGACCTCTCTAGGGAGGCAGAATCTACAGGCATTCTAGACGCTAGCGGAAATCCTATAGTTCGCGAACAGCCCATGACTCTAAAAGACGTTCAAGCTTTGCGCTCTAAAGCTTTAGATATTGCAAACGGTGGGGATGCTAGAACAGCTGCCGTAGCTGGAAAAATCGCGGACGCTTTAAAGAAGGCGGGTGACGATGCCGTTTCGAGTGGAACCGTTAGCCCTGCGGAAATGCAGAATTGGAAAGATGGTATTTCTTTACGTAAAACCCAAGGCGAGATTTACGAATCAAGCGCTACCCCCACGAAGTCTGTTCTCTCAAAACAACCCTACGGAGAATTCAAGGTTCCAGAATCTGCCGTCCCTTCCAAGTATTTTCGAGCTGGAGAGAAGGGCACTAGAGAAGCAATTCAAAACTACAAGAAAGCCATCGGCAATAGTGAAGAGGCGCTTGATCCTCTATACCGCTACGCCACAGATTCATTTCGAGATTACGTTGTAAAAGATGGTAAGGTAGATGGATCAAAAGCCCGTAAATGGCTAGAGAGGCATGATTCAGCATTACAAGAATTACCAGATTTAAAACGCCAGCTATCCAATGTTGATGAAGCGCAGCGCTTCTTAAATGAAAAGTATGGAGATTTACAGCGCACACAAGCCGAAGTTGAAAAGGGAGCACTAAAGCAGTTCCTACAGGTTGATCCAGAAAAAGCGATTGGAGCCATGTTGTCCGGTAAGGACATGGTAAAGCGCACCATTCAGACCGTAAACTATTTAAAGGCGAACGACATAGACGCGCTTGCAGGTTTGCGGCGCGGTGTAATTGAACACCTAAAGCAAAAGACTTTCATACCGGATGGGAAAGTTTCTCTTGAAGAAGCTTCAATGCGTGGCGGTCCGCAGTTTGATGGCACGGTGCGCGGCGGAGTTTTGAAATCCGAGTGGGAGAAAATCAAACCAGCGTTAGAGCGCTCAAAGCTTTTTACAGAATCCCAGATGAAAGGCTTTGACTATCTGTATCGCGATAAGGCTAGTCAGCTATCAGTTGAAAAAGCAAAAATGCCAGGCGGCTCTGATACTGCACAGAATACTTCTACGCTTGCTGCTCTTACTCGTGCGGCTAGTAGTGGATTTTTACGTAACCTCCCATACGGTAGGTACGTTGCTTTCTTAGAGCCAGTACTAAAGGCAATTCCAAAAGCGAAGTACCAAGCCATGCTTGAAGAGGCTTTACTAAATCCTCGTGTTGCGCGGGATTTAATGGCGAAAGCTAACGCGAAGAATTTTACGCGCTCCGCAGAGGGAATATTCCAAAAAGAACTTGCGCAAGCTTTTGGTGATAAGTCCGCTATCGGCGCTGCGGGTGCGGCACTAGATACGGGGGGTGCAATGTCTCCCGTAATTGAAAAAGATGAAAGGAAAGCCCCTGCGAAACTAAAAACACTTGTTCCAAAACAAGAGCAGGTACTTTCAAAATCCTCCTTCCCCAACCCTCAAGACCTATTACGGCCTCCGACTACCGGGACCCCAAAGAAAATATCTTTGGATGTTAACTCTATAATCTCACAACAAGACCCCGAGACTCGCGCTAGGATATCCGTAGAGTCAGCGGGGGATCCATATGCGGTATCTTCTAAAGGCGCGCAAGGGCTATCGCAGTTAATGCCCGCCACAGCCCAAGACATCGCAAGAAGCCTAGGCGAAGCCTACATTCCTTTACGGCCTGGAATGCTCCCCGAACAACAACGCGCTTCTATAGAGCAAAATATTAGGTTTGGTAGTCATTACATGAACGTAATGCTTCCAAAGATAGACCCGGCGTTTAAAGATGAGACGCTTGCTCGAGCTGCGTATAACGCTGGACCGCGTAGAGTTCAGGAGGCGATTGCATTAGCTGGATCATCTCGCGATGTGAATAAGGTGTTGGCGAACTTGCCCAAAGGGGTGCAAAAAGAGACCATCCCTTACGTACAAAAGATTGCTCAAAGGTACGGGAATGTCTGAAAATAAAGTTGCGGATGAGACCGTGTTACCAGAAGCACCAAGTACAGATCGACTGCTGGAACAAGCGTTGCTAGAGTTGCGTGGGCATCGCCATGAG